AGGGTTACGGAAAGCTAGAAATCATGGGATTGGGAAACAAAGCGTGCCGACGCAATCCTGATTGCTGCCAACGTTTCCCATGTTCGCCACTCGGATAGTTCCATCAGCTCTGGCCGTGAGGCTTCGCGCCGTTTGCCCATTTGATACAAGGCAGACAGTCGACAAGTCAACGATGGGACGATACCAGGACGCGAGCTTTGCCGGACATTCAACAGCATCCCAACTGCCCGAACCGATTTTCCCACTGAACTTGATCAAAATCATCCTGCCGTTACGCATGATGATCCAATTGGAATCCTGGTACAGGGTTACGGAATGCTATTTCACCGGCCAGCAGCCGCAGACGCGGAAATAGTATCCGCTGTTCATGCTGCCGCTGATCGTGACCTTGCCGACAGAGTCGAAGGACAAGACTCCATGCTGCCCGTTCACACCTTCCAGCAGTATCGTGCCTTCGCCCTCCGGCAGGAAACCGGCATCCATCGTCTCATTCACGGTCTGGCCGTTGGCATTGATGTTGTATGTGAAGGACGTGTTGCCAAAAGCGAACGCCATCATGCCGACTTTGGCGAGATGTACCGTCATGCCGTAAGGCCCATGCCAGATCTGCCGTTCAAGGGTTACGGAAAGCTATTGCAGTGCCATCCAACAGCCGTGCGCCGTGGAGTAAGCGGATTTCGGGTCGCCAAGCATCTGCACCTTCCCATCACGCATGACAAGCAGGCTGAAACCGCAGGACGGGAACGATATGATGCTCTGGTCGGCGAGCGGACGGAACGCTTCTGGGATGGTCTCATTCGCCGTCGAGTAGTTCTGCTGTCCACTGCCGTCGAACTTGACGTTGCCGTTGATCGTGACGATGCGTCCGACGCGACATAGAGTGAGTCTGCTGTTCGTGTATGGAGGTTTCCATGGCTGGGTTACGGAATCCCACAGCTGGCTCATCGGAGGCAACTGCTTGACAAGCATGACAGGAGTTCCAGCGGTGATGCCACTGATCGGGATACGGGCGATCGGAATCCATACGGTGCCGGAATTGTTCAGGATACTACCCGACGGTACCGTGGGGTCAGCCGCCGTGCCACTGGTGGCGGTGCCCTTCAGCACCGCGAGCGCGATCGTTTCGATGTTGTTCGAGTCTCGCGTGTATTTCACGCAGATTAGGTCGTTGCGGTTCCGTCCTGTGACTCCGCTTTCGATGGTGACGGTTTCCGCCGCGGTGACGCGTGCGTATCGTCCTTCGATCACAAGGTTGAGGACCGGGATGAGCGCTTTGTTTGCTGACTGCATGGTCACGGCGGGGAATTTGCCGTCGCTGCCTTGCAGCAGGTAGTTGCCGTTTCCGACCAGTCCGGCCTGCATGGCTCCTTGGTCGCTGGATGTGATGTGCGGAGCGCCGGCCTTGCCGGTGATGAGATTCATGGTCATGGTCATTCCTTCCTATCTGTTGTGTTGTTGAGGTATGCGGCGTAGGCGGCGTCCTGCGTGGCTGCCAGCGCTTTGAACGTCTGCCAGCATGCGGTACAGACGAGCGCGCCCTGTGCGACTCCGTCGACGGTGGTGTGTGTGATGTCGTGCCAGTCGCTGGAGGTGCGTGGGTCACCGTCGGCGAGGTATGCGGAGGCGTGGCATCGGTCGCAGGTGTATCTGGTGATGTTCGTGGTTCGTGCCATTGATGTTCCTTTCTCTTTCAGGCTGTGCGCTGGTAGATGTGTCCTGGAAGGATGGTGTTGCATTCCTTCCAAGTGCCGCCGTAGGTGGTTCCCGGATTTGTTGTGGCGGTGGTCCAGTAGAGGGAGCCGACCGGGTGGGCGGCGATGAACGCCTGGCTTGCGCTCATGCCCGTCTCGCCCTTGTCGCCCTTCGGTCCGACGAGGCTTGTGTTGGAAACCGGTTTGAACGTCACGTTTTTCCCGGTGGCTGTGATCTGCGCGTACATCAGGTTCTTGCCGCCATTGGTCATGGCGAAGAAGTATTCGCCTACGACCGGGGCACGGTTGAAACTGAGTGCCCGCCAGTCAAAATCCGAGCATGCGGACGTCCAGTATCCGGATAGTATGCGTGTGATGATCAAGGCAGGCAACCCGGTCTCGCCGCGTTGGCCGGCCTCTCCTTTCGCTCCGGTGGCCCCGGTCGCGCCAGTGGCGCCGGCAGGGCCCTGCGGTCCTTGCACTCCCTGCTTGCCTTGCGGTCCGGTGTCGCCTTTGGGGCCTTTGACGTTGCCGAGCAGAATCTTCGTCATATGCGCTCCTTACTTTCCGTCATTGATCATGTAGTACAGGTCGCCCGTCGCCGGATCGTAGGAGACGGGAGCCGCCGACGCGGTGGTCGTATCCGCGTACACGGCGTACAGGTCTCCGTTCGGGTCGACCTGCAGTGTGAAGAATCCGGAAGTTGGCGCCGTCACGCCGCTGGCACCCTGCGGTCCTGTCGGTCCCTGTGGGCCCTGCAGTCCCTGCGCACCTTGTATTCCCTGCTTGCCTTGCGGCCCGGTGGGGCCTGTTGCTCCGGTAGGTCCGGCAGGGCCGGTGTCGCCTTTCGGACCTTGCGGGCCGGTAGGGCCTCCTTCTCCGGCGGGTCCGACATCGCCTTTATCACCCTTGTCACCTTTCAGCCCTTCAGGACCTTGCGGGCCGGTAGGGCCGGCAGCTCCAGTGGCTCCTTTAGGCCCGGTCTCGCCGGTATCGCCCTTCACGCCTTGTGGGCCGACGTCACCTTTTGGACCTTGCGGTCCGGCAGGGCCTTGCGTTCCGATGATGGATTGACGGGAAATCGTCTTTCCCGTGAATAGGCTGCCGGACTGTGAAACGCACTGCCAGACGATGCTGTATTTTCCGCCACCTGACAATGCGGTCGAATATTCGTTGGCGAGTGGCGTTCGGTTCAACCATTCGCTCACGTTCCCCGTGAAAGTGGATCCCACCGGATATTCGCCGACGAGGGATTTCTTCATCACAAGCGCCGGAAGGCCGACGTCGCCTTTAGCTCCCTGAACGCCCTGCGCTCCTTGCTTGCCTTGCGGGCCGGTGGCCCCGGTATCGCCCTTGTCACCTTTGGGGCCTTTGATGTTGCCGATCAATAGTCGCGCCATGTGTCACCTTTCCGGGATGTCCACGTACAGGTTCCCGCTCTCGGAGTCCCAGACGAACGAGGGTGGGTTCGTGTTGTCCGGATAGTTCACGTACAGGTCGCCGTCGCCTTCCATGCTGAGCGTGAAGAAGCCGTTCGAGGGGGCGGATACGCCGCTGTCGCCCTTGTCACCCTTCTCCCCTTGCGGGCCCTGGATGCCTTGGGAACCTTGGATGCCTTGTCTGCCCTGGGGGCCGGTCGCTCCCTGTGGACCCGTGGGACCCTGCGGACCTGTGGAACCCGTCGGGCCTTGCGGTCCCGCCGCGCCGATCGCGCCGGCATCACCCTTATCGCCTTTCTCGCCGCGTATCCCCTGCAGTCCCTGCGGGCCTTCGGGACCGGCGACGCCTTGCGGCCCTCGCTCCCCGGTCGCTCCTTTCTCTCCCCGAGGACCGGTGGGTCCGGTCGCTCCGGCGGCCCCCTGTGGTCCTGCGTCGCCCTTGTCGCCCTTCTCCCCTTGCGGACCCTGGTCGCCTTTCGGAAGCCCCAAATTCAAGGTTTTGTCGCTGCCGGCGCCCGTAAGCGACGCGCTTGCCTGTGCACCGGGGGCGAGCGTGTCCACCGAACCGATTTTCAGGCCGGTGATGTAGTCGCCTTTCGGCTGTTTACCCGACAATGCGTTGTTGAGCGAGTCGATGTCGTTTCTGGTCACGTCGGCGCTGAACGTCCAGGCGTCGAGTTTGAGGCCGGCTCCAGCGTAGTAGGCGTGGCCACCATCCCCGATGGAGGATTCTCCGCTGTTGCCGCCGGCGCTGGCGCCTCCGGATTCGTAGGTGACGGTGAGCACGCCTCCCGAAACCTTGACGATCTTCTTGGAGATCTCGGCAGTGACGACGAGGCCCGTGTTGTTGTCACGACCCGTGACCAGGTCGCCAACGTCCGCGTCGATGCCGTCGGGAATGTCCACGTCGATGGTGTTGGTGTTCCGAAGCTCCTGGAATTTCTGCCTGCCCTTGTCCTCGAGCTCGTCGGCTTCGGCGTTGGACAACTCGTATGTGGCGGTGCGTTCGTCAAGGCCTTTGAGGGTCTGCGTGTGGCTGAACGTGCCGTTCGCGTCGGCGTACCAGTGGATGACGGTACGGTCCTTGAGTTCGCCCTTGCCCAGGCAGATGAGATGGTTGATCGGGTGCGCCGCCTGTTTGGCGGTGAAGTCGATGAGGTCCGAGTCGATGCTGTCGCCGATCGTGCGGACGGGCATGGCGCTCATGGATACCTTGTCGCCGTCATTACGCAACCGGAGTTTGAGTCCGCTTGCCCTGAGCATCTTGACCAGACCGCTGTACAGGTCCACGTACCGGTCGAACTGGCAGGTGGTCTTGTGGTCGGCGCTTTCGTCGGTGACGGTGAACAGGCCTTGCAATCCCGCACGGCTGACGAGCGTGCGCATAATGACGGGAATCGTGCCGGACAGGGTGAGGTAATCGTTGTTCCTGTCCGGTTCGATGATCTTCGAGGCGAGCACTCCATGCCAGTCGCGGCCATGCCATGTGACGGTGGACAGGCCTCCGTCCACGTCGACATCCGTGTCGTCGATGATGCCGCCGTACTCGGTGCCGTCGATCATGATGCGGCTCCCCGCCTTGAGCGCGGCGTCTTCGACCTGCAGGTCGAAGTCGTTCTCCCCGCTACCGAACGCGAGGTCGAGCGTGTATGAGGCGTGGCTCGCCACGGGTTTGCCTGTGGCGTCGGTGACGATCAGGTCCATGGCGGTTCGCTCCTTTCCTCGCAGACCGTCAAGTCGAATTGGAATCCTCCCGGCCAGCTGATCGGCTGTGTTCCGGGCGCGAGCGGTTGGAACACGTACCGGCCGGAATCCTTGCCCGACCCTCGCACGGCCTGCGCGAAGCAGTTTGTGACGAGACCTGTGCCGCTGACCATGGTGACGGTCCTGACATCGCCGGTGCCGTCGATTTCCAGACGCGAGCCGGATGGCACGGTCACGTCGACCTCGTACCGGTTGTTTCCGATGATGACGTACGGTTGCGCGCATGGTCCGAATATCGTGAGCTTGACCGGCTGCGGGATGGACGTGTCGTTGACGATCTCGGCACCCAATGCCATGCCGGCGAAATCATGCGGATAATCATATGGATAGTCAAGGTCGGCGGTTCCGGAATCGTATCGCGGCGTGAAATGCGTCATGGTCGGACGGCGCCACACGCCATCGGCCAGCACGATGGTCAACTGCGTCTCGACCATCGTGGGCGTGATGGATTGCGGTTCGCTTTTCGTGATCCACGCTTTGGCTTCCCATTCGCCGTCGGCCACGAGCGTGCCCGGGTTCCCGGATGCCATGTCGGCGTCCGCGAGGCGGCGCAGTAGGTCGAGCGTGGCCGGAGAATCGTGGATCTTCACGGTGACTGTCGCCTCGCGTGCCTTGCGGGTGATGCCCGTCATGCCACGTGAGGCGAGGCTGTAGTCCCAGACGCGGGCTCGCAGTCCCGTGAGCGTCTCGCCGTACAGCGGCCCCTCGAAGCCGATGCGCTCACCTGTGGCCGCGCACACGTATTCAAGCGATTGCACTTCTCACCTTCCTTGCGAAGTCGCGGTCCCCTATCGTCGGCGTGTACCTGGCGATGATCGATCCGAGGTCGTCGTGCAGCGATTCGACGGCCGTGATGAGTTCCCGCAGATCGCCGTCGCCGGCATTGGCGCCGGTGCCGGCCGTGACGTTCAGCCTGCCGGTCTTCGACCAGTCCGCGTCGGAGAGGCTCATCGTGGAGACGAGCGAATCCATGGAACGGCTGACCACATGCGCGGAATCGTCGATGCCCAATGCCATGCCACGTCCGACCATCACGCCGACCTCGTCGCGGAACACACGCGACGGGGAATGGATGCCCAAAGCGTTCTTGGCCTTGTCCACCAAGCCCGACAACGCGTTGGTGATGCTGGAATACAACGAGCCGACCATTCCTGTGATGCCGTTGATCAATCCCTGGATGATGTTGCGTCCCGCGCTGACGAGCCAGCTTCCCGCGCCGGACACCGCGCTCCGGACGGTTCCGCCGATCCCGCTCACGACGCGCCCGACACGGCCAACCATGTTGCTTACGGTGCCGACGATGCCGCCCCAGACGCTCGACACGATGCTTCCGACGCCATTCCACAACGCGGCCCACACGCTCCGGATTGTCGAGCATGCGGCGGATACCACTCCGCTGACCATGCCGATGCCGGCGGAGACGACGCCTTGGATGCCGCCCCACACTGCCGACGCGATGCCCTGGATGGCCGACCATGCGGCGCTCCAGTTCCCGTTGACGACCGCGAGCGCCAGTTGGATGATGCCTTGGATGACGGTGAGTGCGGTGCTGATGATTGTGGTGATGATGGTCCATGCGCCTTGTACGACGGTGGATATGGTGTTCCAGAGTCCGTTCCAGACCGTGCTGATGATTGTGACGGCGGTTTGGAAGATGGTTTGGATGTTCTGTATTCCTGCTTGCAGGAGTGGTGTGATGGTGGTGATGAATGTTTGGATGCCGGTGATGATCGCGGTGAGCGCGGTCATGATGATGGGGCCGATCGTGTTCCAGACGTTTTGGAGGACGGTGGTGATGAGTGTCCATCCGGTTTGCCAGATTTGTTGGATTTGGCTCATGGTCTGGGTGATGAATATGGCGATGGCTTGCAGGATTGGCTGGCATGCGGTGCTGATCTGGTTCCAGATTCCCATGAACCATGTGGCGAAGCTGTTCCAGAGTCGTTTGCCCGTTTCGGTTTGGGTGAAGAACCATGTCAGCGCGGCCACGACCGCGCCGATGGCCACGACAAGCATGCCGATCGGATTCGCATCCAAGGCAGCGCTGAACGCCAATTGCACGGCGGTAGCAGCCTTGGTCACCGCGCTCCACGCCGATTGAGCTGCCTTGACAATATTGAACGAGCCGGCGAGTTGCTTCAGTGTTCCAGCCGCGCTTCCCGCGTCGGAGATCTTGCCAATCAAATCGAACGTGGCCGTAGCGGTCTTCTCCACACCGGAGGCAGTCGCGGAAATGGCCTTCAGTCCACCGGAAACTGTCTTCAGCCCGGCCGAGACGATATCCCAGCCTTTGACCGCGAGCAATGCAATGGTGATGGCTTTCAACGCGCCGGATACCAGTGCGCCGTTCTGCTGCGCCCACTGTCCGACCGACTGCAGCCAGCCTCCCACCGTCATGAGCACGCCGGTCAAAGTGTTCAACAGTCCGGCGAAGCTCTGCGCCGCGGAACTGGCGGTGCGCGCGCTGTCGTTGAAGCCGAAGGCCTGCGAGACCGCGGCCGCCAATACGGAAACCAGCGAGCCCAATCCGGAGATGACGCCGGTCAGGCTTTCAAGGAACGGCTGCAACGCGCCCGTCTCGATGAACGTGTTGACGAACGTCTTCGCCCATCCCGCCGCGTTCGACAACGCCTGCGCGACCGAAGCGACCACTCCCGCGAGCGCGCCGGCGGTTGTGGAGAACATTGTGGCGGCTTCGCCGCCATTGTTGAGTCCGCCTATGAGTGATGTGATTGCGTTCCAGAGGCCAGTGAGTTGGCTTTTGAGGCTGGCCGTCGCCGAGGCGAGCATCTGGAAGCCGGGGATGTTGGAGATCGTGTCGCCAAGGTTTTTGAGTTTCGCCTGTGTGGCGGGTATCGCGTTCTCGAGACCTTGTTGGAGTGCCGCTCCGACTTTTTGCAGGGTTGGTGTGACGGCTGCGGTGAATGTGTCGATGAGTGGGATGGCTTGGTTGAACAGGCCGCGTAAGCCGTCGAGGACTGGTGTGGCGGCTGTTTCTCCGAGTCGGCTCAACGCGGCTTTCACGTTGGCCAGGGCGCCGGTGAATGTGGTGCCTGCGGATAGTGCGGCGCCGCCTAGGCCTTCCTGCATGGCGTCGGCGAAGGTTTGGAAGTCGATTTTGCCGTCCGAGACCATGTCGGACACTTCGGCGCTGGTCTTGTTCAGATGCTTGCCGAGCATTTGGAGGACTGGGATGCCGCTCGACATGAGCTGGAGCATGTCGTCGCCCTGGAGTTTGCCTCGGGCGGCGACGGAACCGAAGATCATGCCGATGTCAGTGAGGCTTCTGCCGCTGATCTGCGCGGTGTCGGCCACGGTCTTGAGGATCTTGGTGAGCTGGTCGCCTTCCTTGATGCCGGAGGCGGACAGGCTGGCCGCGACGGTCGCGGCGTCGCCCAATCCGAACGCGGTGCCTTTGACGGATGCGAGCGCGTCGTTCATGATTTCGGTGACGCTCGCGCTGTCGTGGCCGAGGCCTTTGAGTTTGGCTTGCGCGTTCTCGATGTTGAGGGCGCGGGTGAAGCCGCCTTTGGCGGCCAATGCGGTGATGCCGCCGGCGAGGGTGGCGATCGCGCCTGTGCCGACCTTGCCGATTTTGCCGAATGCTCCGCCGATCTTCGAGATGAGGGTGCTGGAGCTTTTCTTGGAGGCTTTGTTGACGGCGTCGCCGATGTCGCCTTCGATGCTTTTGCCGAATCCTTTGCCGGATGGTTCGACGTGGACGTATGCGACGCCTATGTCCTGTGCTGCCATCGTGTTTCCTTATTCGTAGGTTGGGATTCCGATGGCGGTCGGAGTCAGAGGTCGTCGTTGATGTGGAAGTAGGCTTTGAGCCGTTCCCTGTCCTCGCGTTGACGGCGGGTGAGGTTGTGCGTCGGGGTTGGCGGGCGGAGCGGGTCGTGCTCGTGGTCGAACCATGGGCGTTTGCGTTGTCCGGACAGCGTCCAGACCGCCTGTTCGGCTCCGTCGGGCGCGTAGACGGCGTTCTGCAACGCCATCCACGAGTGGCTCGTATGGTCTTTGAGGATTTCGCGGGTCAACGCCCAGGCGAGTCCCCAATCGACTCGTGGACGTTGGCCTTCAACCCATTCCCGGAAGCGTACGGGGCGGTAGATCTGCCCGTACGCTCGGATCCAGTCGTAGGCTAGTGCCGCGCGATTGTTGTTCCAGAGGTGGGCGAGGTAAACGCTTTTGGGTCCAGTCCGGATTCCTCGGCCCACGCCTTGATGGTCGCGGTGAGGTAGGCCATCGGACGTTTGGTCTTGCGCAGCACGTTCCAGAAGTTCGGCTGCATCGTCTGGAAGTAGGCGAGGAACGTGCTCACGCAGGCCGTGGTTTCCTCGTCGGACAATACGGGCTTGCTTTTGATCAGGAGGATGGCCTGGACGAGTTCGATGGGCAGTTCCGCGTTGTTGAGGTTCGGCAGGTCGAGTTTGACGCCGGCGACCTCGAGGTGCACGTCGGGTTTGAGCTCTTCCGCTTCGGTCAGGTCTACGTCCACGACATGGTATTCTTTGTCGCTCATGTTGGCTCCGTTCTAATGGTTGGCGGTTGAATGGGTGTCCCGTGCGGCCGACCGCCATCGGCCGCACGGGAAGAATCAATGGGTCACTTGGCGTCTTCAGTGACGAGGCCCCATGCGTGGAACTGTTCGCCGTTGGTGCCCTTGAGCATCTTGAACGTCATGCTGAAGTTCATGATCTCGCTGGATTTCAGGCTCACGTCGTCACGGTCGCTCACCTTCGCGTTGGTGCCGTACAGGAGGAACGGACGGTCCTGCTGGTCGAGCGCGACCAGCACGAGGATCCACTCCTTCTTCAATCCGGCGCCCTTGATGCTGATGCCGCCGTCCGGATCGACGTCCACGTCGAAGTAGGCCGACACCACATCCTTGCGGCCCTCCATGGCGGCGAGCTGCAGGGTCCAGTAGCCCGGATCCGTGTCGGACAGCACGATGTCGCCGTTGTGGGCCTTGTAGTCGGTGCTGTCGCCCGGTTCCGGATGCAGTACGGCGCCGTCCTCCGTGGAGTAGCCGATCGGCTTCTTGCTTGCCGGCGGGGTCCAGGCCACTCCGGTCGGAGCCACGAACGTGCTGTCGCCCTTGGGGAACAGGAACAGCGCGTAGTTCTTGATCAGGCGCACGTTGCCTGCGGTGTTGCCGCTGGACACGTACCCGTAGTCGGTCGCGCCCTGCGCGGCGACGGTGGTTTTTTCGTTGTTGTCAGACATTCGTCTGCACCTTTCCGTTCTTCGCGTGTGGCGGCACGTTGTCTTTGGTTGTGTTTCAGTTGACGGTGACCTCGAGCAGGAGCACTCCGTACGCGCACACCAGCCTCTTGTCCTCGTCAGTCATGCGTACCGGCCCGGATTCGAGTGACGCGTCGATGAGCGGCGCGACGGTTCCGAGCCCGATGATCTCCCTCGCGATGTCGGCCCACAGGCGTGCGGCCTTGTCCCAGTCGCCCGTATGGTCCTCTCTCATGCAGCGCACGCTCAGCCGCAGCCGCACGTACTGCGAGATTGGGGTGCTCATGCCTTGCATGGAGTCGGCCAGCGTGGCTTCGGTGAAGGGAGGTTCGAGGTCGCTTCGTTCGATGGTGTCGAACGTCACGTCTGGGAACAGTGTCCTCAGTTTGGGCAGGAGCAGGGGTTCCGTGCGCCGGGGAGTGACCGGGATGCTCATACGCGCATCCTTCCGAGCGTGTCCTCTAGCGTGCCGTGCGCCTTCTCCACCGGTGCCGGGCAGATGATCGCCACGCCGCTGCGGTTCTTGCCGTCATGGTCGCGGACCATGCAACGGTCATCCTCTACGGCGGCTTCGGCCGCGTCCCTCATGCGCGAGCGCAATGTCTCGTTTTTGAGGACCTGTTGGCTGAACGCCTTGCGGTTGAATACGAATCTGCATCGTTTGGCCATGCTTATCCTTCCCGTTCGCCCACGGTGATGACGTCGCCGATGTGGCGTCCGTGGAGGTTGTTCCACACTTGCGGTTTTCCTTTGACGGGCAGGAGGATGCCTCTGACTTTGATCAGGTCGGTGGCTTGGATGCCGGTCGGTTGGTTTCCACGGATGTGGATCGTGTATTCGATGGTCTGCGGGCTGGCGTTCTCCTCGGTCTGGTCGGTGGTGGAGGTTGGCGCGACCATCGCCTGGAACGTGCCGACGCGGGCGGGTTTGCCCTGGATGGGGTTGCCGTCCGTGTCGGTGGTGGACTGGCCGCGCCACACTTCGATGGTTTCCACTAGGACGTCTCCCCCGTTGCCATGTCGACGCTGAACGCGCGTTGGGCGTTGATGCCGAGGATGCGTTTCTCGTCGTCGCGCAGCCAGAGATCGCCGGTGGGCGCTCCGAAACTGTATTGTTCGCTGAAGCTGCCGGTGGTCTGGTTCATCTGCGTGATGCCGCCGGGAATGTCGTACGGGTCGGCCTGCATGATTCTGCGGACGATGTCGCAGGTGATCTTCGTCAGCAGGCGTGGCCGTTCTTTTTGGAGACGTTGCCAGTTCGGGGAGCGTTCCTTGATGTAGTCGGTCACGTCCGCGAGATGCGTGTCGGCCTTCTCACGTTCCTCGTCGGTGAGTTTGTGCCACCTCTGTTCGAGGTCGACGGAGGTGGCGAACACGTCTGGTTCGACAGTCATGTCGGACTCCGTCAGGCGGTGAGCAGGACGAAGCGGTTGATGTCGCGGATACGGAAGCCGACCTCGATTTCGATTCGCACGGCGAACATGTTGTGCTCCCACAGGTTGACCTGCTTGCCGTCGATGGTGATGGACGCCTGGTCGGAGATGCTGGTCTGCATTCCTTCGACGGAACCCCATGCGGCGGAGGAGAATTCTCCGCACACGCCAAGGATCTCTGCCTTGGCCGGTCCCGGTGTCTCGGATACGGCGGGCACGTGAACGCCCTTGCTGATGTAGGTGCGGTTGCCGAGCACGGTGCTCACGTCGGAGGCGGCGGTGCCGTTGAGGAACAGGGGGCGTCCGTTGTTGTCGGTCGCCTGCCGGAGCACACTGCGACCCTGGGTGCTCAACGCCCAACCGTCCACGGTTCCATCCGCTTCGGACACGAGGTCGTCGGCTTTGTTCAGGTTCTTCCACACGTCCTTGCCGATGCTGACGGTCTGCGCGCTCTTCAGGGTGTCGAAGTCCGCACCCGGAGCGTCGACGAGACCCATGATGGTCTTGTCAAACGTGCGGGCGATGGCTCCCGGACCCTTCGCGACCACTTGGTCGTAGAGAGCGCCGAAGTCTCGGCGGAACTGGTTGGAGAACGGCATGATGACCGCGATGGTGTACGGCAGCATGTCCTTCTTACCGAAGGTGACGCCACTCTTCGGCTTCTCCGCACCCTCATTGACCCATGCGGCCTCCGGATCGCCGATGATGATCGGCACGCGAGAACCGTTGCCGGGCAGCTTCATCTCCGGCACGAGCTGCATGAACGCGCTCTGGTATTTTGCGGTCTGCCAGATCTCCGCCTGGGTTTCAGGGTCGAGGTCTAGACCGTTGCTTTTTCGTGTCATGGACGGATCTGTCATGATTTGTCCTTTCAAATGAATGTTTTCGCTGGTTGAATCACAGGAGCGTATTGCTCATGGCGTTAACGAAGTCCTCACGGCTGGAGCGTTTCGTCTTGGCCTGTCCGGTACGGGCGCTCTGGTCCGCAACCGTGCCGCGGGAACGCATGTCGACGAACACCTTCATGAGTTTCTCGGCGTATTCGCCAATCTGCTTCTCGTCGTCGCCCGCGAGGACGCTCGGGTCGGTGATGCCGTGTTTGGCCGCGACGTTGGCGCGTATCGTGGAGAGCTCCTTCTCGTGTTCAGCCTGTTTGGCTTCGCTTTTGAGCTTCTCGTTCTCCTCGAGCGCCTTGGAGAGTTTCGATTCGAGGTCGGCAGTCTGTCCGGCCTTCTCCTTGAGCTCCTCGTAGTCGCTTTTCCTGCCGCGTTCCCTGCCGAGACGCTCGTTGATTATGCGGTCGACTTCCTCCTGGGTGAAGGTCCTCAGCTTCGCGTTGTTCACGTCCTTTGGGGCCGGAGAGTGCTGTTCCGGCTCCTGTTGGCCGTCCGCGCCGGTCTGGTTTTCTTCTGCCATGGTTGGTGGCTCCTTTGCTTGTTCTTGGTTTCCACGCCTGACGCCGGCGAGTTGACGGCCATTCTTGTTGGTTTCGCGCATGGCTGCGCCCCGCCCCATCGCTGGGGTGTGAAAGGTAAAAGAAAAGCCATCACGTTTCGACGTGATGGCTTTCTGGGATTCAGAGATTTCCCAGCGCTTTTCTTCGCGCGTATTCGGACCGCAGCTCGTCGGTCGACACATAGTCGCCGACGGACCAGCGCTTCTTTCCTTCGTTCCTGACCCATTCATATTCGTCCTGTGGCATGGAGATATCGCCATACTTGCGTTTGATTTCCGCAAGATGGCGCTCATCGGTGACTTCCTTCAAATCACCGGGCATAAACGTGAAACGGTCGGAACGATCCATAGGCTCAATCATAGCAGTCTCAGATAAACGATCGGTCTGCCGTCGGATGCTCCAAGCCCTTCGAAACGAAGAGCCCTTCCTCTCGGCAGAAGAATTTCGTATTCTCCCGGATGCTGAGTGATCGGCTCCACATACACGCCGGCGCTTCCCGGCGGTACCAAGATTCTTGTGGCGATGCGGTCTTCCCCATCAACGTCAATGCCTCCCTCCTTGATGCTGGTGGCCATGTAGCCGATGTGTTCGAAGGTGCGACCGGTATTCAAATCGAAAAGCGACTCCATGTCGTTGACGTGGAACGTCGACAACCGCATCTGCCTGTCGACCGTGAAACGTTCTCGGGTGATATGGTCGGATATCGCTTCGTCGATGCATTCGACCTGATGGATGACGTCTTTCGACGGGTTTCGTCCGCCGAACAGGTAGCCGTTGATACTTTTGTAGCTGTCTCCGGTCCAATCCATCAAAGCCGCGATCTTCTCGTCGTTGGAGAATCTATCTCCAGGCATCCTGACGCTATAATCCGACAATCTCGATAGTTCGGAAGCACTGATTGGAATCGATTTGCCGCTCCATCGAATCGTCGGTTGGGCAGTCACACCATCATTGACCTCATCGTGATAGATGCGTCTCAATTGGGCTAGCGTGTCACGCCAGTCGCCGTCATCGCCGGCCGCAGCCTTGGCTGCCTGGTACATTTCACGATACTTGTCCGGATCGTATCCTTTGAGTTTGCTGCTGCCCCAGCTTGGCACGATGTCGCAGTCGCAGTCCGTATGGTATTGCATCTGCCGTCCGGCGGTGTCCTCGCTCAGGTAGGCGAAGCCACGCGAGGCGAGCATAAGGCAGAACGCGCATGTCTTAGCCCCTCGCGGCACACGCGCCCAGCGAGGCTTGGTGGGATCGTTGGCCACAGCCCTCTGCATGGTCAGCCGCCCGACGGTCTGAATCAGATTCTGCACGTATTCCAGCGCCTGCTCCTCGTCAGCGAACGTGGGCCACAGGTCGTCGATGGTTCTTCCGGCGTTGTTGTGAACGGCTCCGTTTTCATCTGGAATGACATCCTTGTAGTGCAATCCCATGAAGTCAGTGTTGTTGAAACCGCCTTCCATCTGCCAGACCGCGCGGTCGGCGGTGATGGAAGGCGGCTCGTATTCCGGCATATCGATTCCGCCGTACTGCGCCCACAGGTCGCGTACGTGGCCGTAGTAGTCGGATGCGAGCCTGCTGGCGGCGTCGGCATACCGGTTGATCTCCGCTTTGATGAGCTCCTGGCTTTCACCGTCCCAGACGAGGCCCGAGACACTGTTGCCGGCCTCCTTCTGCAGGCGGCTCATGGTGTCCGTGTAATCCTCGTACAAATCATTGAGGTCGAGTTCAAGCCTTCTGCGTCGTTCCGGCGGCAGGTTCAGACTGTTCGGGCTCATTCATACCGCCTTCCCTCGCCGCCGTATCGGTCTGCTGCTCCGTCTGTTGGCGCATGCCTCGAATCTGATCGAGTACCTGACCGGCTTGAGCCTTGCGCTGGTCGGCCTTCAGCCGGACGATCTCGCTTCGGCTCAATCCGGCGCGTGTCATGCCGACCTCGCTGTTGGCGAACGAGTCGATGCTTCCAGCGAGCTTGCTGAATGCGTCGGCGCTCATGGAGCTCGACGGCGTGTTCGGGTTCTTCCAGTCGACCTGCAGTTTCATCAGCTCCTCGTCTGACACCGATGGATCCTGCATCCGTGCCACAAGACGTGCCGCCTGCAGGATCGATTCACCGAAATCGCGATCGCAATGGCGCGCCTCGATAATCAGGTCCTCGCGCTGCGCCTCGGTCGCGTCGGCGGACGTCGGATTCGCGTCGGACACGATGCCGAGCGAGCTGGCGGGAATGTTCATCGCACTGGCGAACATCGCCGCCCAACTTTTCAGCATCGTCAAGTGCGGGTCCATACTCGACGCGGCCAGTTGCGTCACGGTCGGGGACTGCCCGTCGATGTCCTTGCTGATCATGTTGTAGCGACCCATATAAAGCTTTAACGCGTCGTCCGTGCCCAACGAGGCGAGTTCTTCGGAAGTGCCTGTCAGCAGGATTTTTGGGAACGCGTAGAATTCGGCATTCGCTTCGGCGCGCACGATGGTGCGGTTCGCGCCGTCGATGATGGCCATAGCGTCCCGGCTGATGCGGGAGCGTCCGAACGGTTTGACCTCGGTAGCCTTGTAGGCGAGGCGGAACACACTGCACTCGTTGTCGATGGTGGGTTGCTCATCGTCCACGCGCCACCAGTAGCCGAGACGGCGCTGCACGCTGATGTTGCGGTCGGGCATGTAGAGCACGAGTCCGGTGGCCTCATTGTTGTCGTCAACGTCGGTGATGGCCATGCACGCCCTGACCCGCCGGTCAGGGTAATCCCAGACGGCGGCCGAGCTTTCCGCGGTATGCGTACGGATGAGCGGTCTTCCTTCGAAGTCCTGGACGACGCTGAGGAACGAACAGCCGTGAATGAGCGCAGTCTGGATAGCCTGCTGCAGAACGCTAGTGAATCCGATGCGGCTCATGAAGTCCTGCAGTTCGAACGGGTCGTCCACGCCCGGCGAGACGAATCCCTCGAACACGCAAAGCTCGGCGAGCATATCCACAGCCTTGCGCGCCCACCCAAGCGGCGTGTAATGATCCTTGATGGACTTCGGCACAGTCAGTCCAAAATCAACCAGTGGCTCCTTGGCCTCGTAGTAAGCGGTGAGTGTTCGGTTGCGGCTCGCATGGCGCGTCCACACCTCGGCGAGTTCACGCAGCAACGCGTTCTCCTCACCGGAGAGTCCGTCGATGTGCGTCGGCACGACGAGTTTCGGTACCGTTCCGGCTCCTCCCGTAGGTTTCCACCCGTCCGGCGCTGCCGTTGTCTGGATGTCGCTCATTTAGATTCCTCCGATGATCTGTCGTCTTCCCGGATGTCGCTTCGTCGTGCACGCCCCGTACAGGGCGAGTGTGGTGGACACGAGCGGCGTGATGTCGACATCACTGCCGAGTTTGTTCCAGGCGATCGCGCCGGACTGCCCCAATGGGCGCGTGGTCGCACCCTTGACGGCTACGGACAGCTGCGGCTGGTATTCGTCCCGCGGGTGCTTCAGCGTTCCGGCTTTGAGCATGTCGAGGAACCGGCCGCATGCGCGGCCCATCTCCTGCATGTTCGTGACCATGACCTTCACATGTGCTTTCTTCAGTTCCGGCAGCAGGCTCATGGCGGGCGACTGCGCGTCGATGACCACGCTGGCGGTCTTCGGCCAGCGTTCGGCGAGCCAGTCCACGGCCCACATGGTTCCCGCCTGCCGCGCGTCCTTGATGTTCGCCATCTGGATGATGGCCGAACCGTCCGCGTACCGTAGCGCGGCTCCGATGGTCAGCACGCTCCTGTCCGGAGGCATGTCGATGCCGAAGCTCACGGTTCCTCCATCCGGCACGTCGTCGATGGCCGCGGCCTTCCACAGGTCGGGGCTGATGGCGTATGCGGTGGCGGTCTCGTCCCATATGCCAAGCGCCTCACGACGGAATGAATCGTCCGACAGGTTGTTGCGCATGCGCATGATTGCCTGTTCGCTTGTACGTTTCGGATAGCTGGGATTCGCTTTAGCCCACTGTTCGCGGTCGTCCGGATCCGCGTCCTTGTCGGCGGCGAGCTCCACGTAGAGGAGGTTTCCGTCATGGTTCAGCGCATGCATGCGTTTCTCCGTGAACGCATCGCACTGGTCTCCCGGCTTGGGTGGATTGCCCATATACACGACCAGGGGGTTAGGACTCGTGTTCAAAACCGGAATCATGTTGTCCATCGCGCGCACTGTGAGAATCTGCGCTTCATCGAACACAGCCACGTCCACGCTGTGCAATCCTCGGCCGAAACCGTTTTCGCGGGCGCCGAACATGATGCGGCTGCCGGACGTGAACGTGATCTCCTGTTGGCCGTTTGCTCTGCGGATGCGTTCCACGTACCGGCCGAGCACTGGATTATGCTCCATCTCGCACATGTCCGCGAATGTCTCGTCGCTGGTGCGCGTATGGTGGGCGGTCCAGATGGCTTTCAGGTTCGGTGTGAGTATCGCCTTGAGGAACAACGCGGTGCCGACGGTGAAGGTCTTGCCGATCTGCCTGCAGCTGGACAGCACGGCGCCGTCCGCGCCACACGCATACTTGCCTTCCGCGTTCTTGGCGAACAGAAGCCACAAGAAGCCCTGCTGCCACAAGTCGAAACGGATGCCGGCCTTGCGCGCGGCTTTGTTGATTCGCGTGAACTCGCTGCCAACGATGCCTTCCGGCTGGCGGAGGACCTTGGCGATTTCAGACAATCGACGCTCCGACATCGTCCGTCACCTCGTCTTCCTCATCGTCCAACAGGTCGGTCAGACCTCCGCCCTGGAGTGATTCGATGCGTTCGCATACGTCGATGAGCTGGCGGCTGATCGCAGGCAGTGCGTTTGCCGGTGTGGACGTGTCATCCATGGCCTTCTGCAGTCGGTCACGGTTGGCGCGCAGCATGTCCAGCATGCTGCCGTCCATCATCCTCTCGAAGCTCCGCTGGTCGAGATCCCTTTCCGGCTTCTGTTTCGTTTCCACGGCTTTGACGGGCGGCTTACCGTTCCGGTCCTGTGCGGGCCGATTCTTTTTCCGACGCCGATAGTCTTTCTGCCTGCATTTCGCGGAGCAATATTTCTGTTGGCTGCCCTTACCACTTGGCCTAAATTGCTTACCGCATACTTCGCAAATCATTGCGTTTCCTTCATTCCAAAACCAGTGAGGAACCCGAGTTCTTCGCGCAATCTTGTTGCAGCAGCTTCCGCCCGTGCAAGCGTCTTGAATGGACCTCTCTTGTATGCCTTCCTATTCTTGATAACCTCAACTTGCCATGCTTTTCGATCGTTACGCCAGTAAACACCACGGATTCCGGATTTGCTGTTCTTATTACAGGAAACACGATATTCGGAATTCTCCTGAACCGTTACTGTTCTCAAATGGTCTGGATTAACGCATGAACGGTTGTGACAGATATGATCAATCACCATCCCATCTGAGATAAACATGTTATGAGTCAATGCATATGCGAAGCGATGTGCCGGAACGGACGTCTTTGCCAGACGGAATGTGCCATATCCCTTTGGGTGATGAGCACCGTTCCATTCCCAACATTTACTAGGGTCAGTGCTTCTGAAGTATTTATTAAATCGTTCTATGTCAGATGCTGACGCTTTGAAAAAGGCCATATTCCGCCTTTCATTCAACGTATGCGTAACACAATTCGTTACGCTTAAATTTCAAGAGAAATATCGGCACTGCACCCGAGGCGACCGGGAGGGGGTGTACCCGAGGTCCCCGCCCTGGTATCGGAGGTCAGATACCGAACGTTTTGCACGGCATCGAGCTTGCTTTCACTTCCTGTCTGCCAGCCAGCAGCGCTCGTGCGTGTTCGTCTGTCTTGTCGCTCTTCATCCTGTTGCATCTGCGGTGCGTGAGCCTGCAGTTCGCGAAGCTGTATGGATCACCACCGCGTGAGACCGGTATGAGCTCGTCGACCTCGGCACTCATCGGATGTGGTGTCTTCAATGTCTTGTCGACCGGCTTGCCACAGATGGCGCACACATCGTATGCGGCCAGCACTCTTTGCCTGAGTATGCGCCGCCGGTATCCGTTGCTGACCCGCTCATTGCGCCGCTTGCTCATGTGGCCTCCCCGCATGTATGAGCCCCGGGGTGCCGTGGATTTGCCGACGACTATCTTCGCCGTTGGCCTGCTGGAATGCCGGTATAGGGGCTCCCGTATATGGACACTCCCGTGTCTTGTAGGGGCTCCCCATCATCTGCGAATACCCCTCCCGGATTGTCAATACCCCTACCCCGGATTTGTTTCATGGGTGCCTTCGGCGGGATTCGAACCCGCGTCCACACTCGAGCCGCAAGGAAGAGGATCCGAAGATCTGCGACCGGTGCGATCTACCACTGATTCCTACGAAGGCATGGACAGGCGGATTTGAGCATCACCGCATCACGGAAGCACGGGATTGGCTTGCCTGCCACATTGAGGTATGCCCACTCTGACGGGAGTGGGCGGAGCGTGTCCGATATGCCGTTCGGACAGGACGGGACTGCAACCCAAGGAGTTAGGAGAATCCATGGCGGATATGAAAAGGGTTCAAACCAAGTCACCTCGGTTTGAACCCTCTAATCCACTGACAATTCTGCGTTGCACTTTCGATTTTGTCAAATCGAATCGCGTCGCAACACCTGCCGATGCACATCCGAAAGCCTGTACAACGGCCGTCCCTTCTCGCTCTCACCGGCCGGCTGGAGCCTGCCGCGCTTGCGCCACGAACGAATCGTGTTCGCATTGCACTGGAACCCGCACTCGCGCAGCAGCTCCGCGCACTCCCCCGCCGTGAACGCCCTGCCCGATTCGATGCACTCCCGCAGGAACCCCAATCGCACGTCGACCACGCGATAAGCGTTGCCGCACACCGGACAGTCAACACTTACCGCGCCGACCTCCGCACTCAGCTCCACGCCACACAGAGGATTCAGACACCTGCCGATACCATGCCTGGATGGCGGCACGTCGATGATGCTCAGCGTCTTGCGCGCCAACCGCTGCCAGTCATGCCAAATCAAACCGATGTCCGGCAGTCGGTTCAACCGCTGGCATGACCAGCATGCCTTGAGCATGTCGACGATGGGCGGGACCGCGATGCTCGTGGCCCATGGCATGGCCGGCGGCGCATACAATCGACACCACAACGCCGTCACCGCATCCTCGATCTCCTGCAGATGGTCAACGACCGAGAGTCTGATAGGCGTGGGCGCGGACGGCAGGTTGACACGTCCAGGCTGGTGACCCCCGTAATGCGCCGTCGAATCCAGAAACTCGCGCAGGGCGTGAATCCAGACGGGATAGTCGTGGATCCATCCCCTCAAAGCGGTCTCGCACTTGTCGCACATCGTGGCTTGAATACGGCACTCACCGCCGCACACACTACATGTTGAGGTCTCTTCCTGATTTTCGCCCATATGTTGCGATTCTAGCATTTCGGCCATCCTGAATCGAACATCAGTTCCATTTCGGGTATTCCCGCCCACGGGTCCGGATTGTCGGGATCCGGCCGCATCGTCGGGAACCCCTCAAGGGTCGAATAGTGGAATTCCCTCCCGCTCATGTCGGCGGGTTTGACGCTGATGGGCATGAGCCCGCATTCATGCGCGCCGAGATACATTCCGTCCGGGCTGATGCCGAGCGGTCCCGCGACCGTCTCCAATCTGATCGTGTCCGCCTGCGCGATGCGGCGGATCCGGATGAGCTGCCGGCCGAGGATAATCGCGGTGGTCAGGTCATCGCCGGTGATGATGCCGGCGTCCCATGACTGCCAGACCACGTCACGTTCGCTGAAGATCCACCGTCCGCATGAGCAGACGGCCGATACGAGGTGCGCCGGATTGCCCGGTGGCGCGAGCCGGCGCATCCACAATGGTGGTTTACGACTCATCTCGCCACCAGTCGATGAGGTCGGTGATCTTCCAAGCTGTTTCGAAAAAGCATCAGCATGACGAATCCCAGGATGAGCCCGGACACCTCAACGAGAAGACCACCAAGTTTTCGGATGATTCCCATCATGATTCCTACCCTTATCCGAGGCTTCGTTTGATCGATTTCCAGATCTGGTCGAGTTCTCCGTCCGGCAGACCGCTCACACGACCGCGCTGCAGCAGATCATCATGAATCTGCCGCTCGTTCTCCGGATGGTTCTTCAGCCTTCCGTACGCCCAGGCGTGCAATGTGCTGTTGCGTTGGCCTTCCGGCACCGGCGTCATATCCGACGTCCCCTGCGAATTGGACGCGGACGGCCTGCCGGCCATGACATCGTCCAGGCTCAACGACGGAGCCTCCTGCTTTGGCTCGTTCGTGTATCCGAAATCCTTGAGCATGCGCATGACCGCGCCACTCGCCTCCGGCACCACGCCCGCCGGCAGATCAACCAGCTCATACCGGTTCCCATCGATGACACTGCCCGGACCAATCACATAGCCCTTGTTGCTGACGCGCAGGTCGATGGGCAGATTCTGCTCATGCACAGCGTTCTTCAGCAAGCTCACATCCATGCCTGCCGGCATGCGATAATACAAGTGCACGCCATGCGGAGTCCTGGTCACCAACGTGGCCGGCAACGCCTGGGAACCGTAATCGCCAGCCAACGCCTGCAGACACTGCCACCCATCAGGACCATCAGCCTCAGAAGGCTTGTCACAATCGATGACGAAACAGTCGCCAAGCGGAATGACGGCATAACGAGTCATCTTGTCGGTGATGAAAGTCGAATCCGTGTGGCTCTCGTCCGACGGATTCAACCGCTTCCACGACAGCGACACCTTCCCATCGACCGGACCACCAGTCTTTCGCGCCTTGCCCTCGCATGGCGCGAAACCGACATGGCCAGCCAACGCGGCCGCGACGATACCGGCCAGATCATGACAGTCACCCACATCATCCAACGTTTTAAGACTGTCGCGGTTCGGCTTCGACAATGCCGTCTGCCACCAAGTGTCGGCAGGCTCAGTCTCGTTATCGAGAGCGGCCTTGCGATACACGTCGAAACGGTCACGGTTGACGACGCGGACGACGCGCGGCTGCCCTTTGCCAGGCAATGCGCGAGAACGCGCATTCTCAAGACCAAGCACATCCATCAAAGACTGCGGAACGGTCGTATGGAATTCCTTACGATAATCACCCTTCACGGCCACCGGATTGCCATACTGTTCCTCATTCGACGCAATCTCACTGATCAGCCAATACATCTCATCGCTGATATTGCGCGCAGGACTCAGATTCACAATCTCCGGCTCGTCCGACCGCTCCCACAACCGGCACGACAACACGAAGAACGCTGCGGGATGCCGATGACAGAAACCCTCGATCGCATGATATTCGTCATACGAACGACCCTTCGACTGGTGGAATTCCACCTTGATGAAACGACGCACGTCCGAATTCTCGGCGGAATCCGCGAACTGCATGTTCGTCAGAATCAGCATCGTCGCGGTCGGCGTCATCACACGATAACGGCCACCAGTCACACGGGCGTTCACCTGCGAGCCGGTCGACAAGGCACGTAGCAAGGGGAGCATGTCCTCAGTGACCGCGCAAGCCTCATCATCAATGGCGAAAGCCTTGCCGTCCATCTCATCATTCATGCTCTCGCGGCCAAGCGTGTAGCCGCCACCATTGCAGTACGATTGCACGCTGAAACCTGGAAACACCTTGCCGACGCCCAACACGCCGAGCAACGCCTGACGGGCGATCAGCGTCTTCCCGTCACCGCCATGCCCGGACAGGACGTAAGACAATTGTTTGAATGGTTCGAGCCATGGTGTGGCAAACATGCGACAAAGATTCGCATAGGACTTCTCATCCACCGTCAACCATTCGAGAATGCGCTTCGCGTCCTTCAAAGCCTGATTTCCCATACCGACAGGAGAGAAAGTCTGTGTGACCGCGATATCCGGCTCATCCTGCAGGCAGACGACTTTACCATTACGCCGAACCCACACGCAGGGATCGCAGCGCACGCCCCGTTCGACCTGTTCGAACCATTGGCTCCGCTTCGCCTCGCGCATAATCGCGCCCGAATAGAGCGGATTGCGTTCACTACTACGAGCGTTACCGCCGATATGGTATTCGTCCTCGATGGTCTTGACTGGATGCCAACTGTTGAGGATGAGTCTTTCGCCCTCATGGTCGGCCATGTCGGGGTCTCGACGCCAAAGCCTGTCCTGTGACGGACAATAACGAAGATGACCTTCACGGAGCTCCCAGATGGCTTTCTGGTAGCCGGCAGCCACGACTGGCTCTTTTTTACGCCGGTCGTTCTCACCGCCGCCCTGGCAGATGAGCTCAAGATTGTGCCCATCGATTGTTGTGACGATCGTATGGTCGTTCGCCGGGGCGAATGTGAGTGCGAGCATGTGGAAGATTCCTGCGAATTGGGCTGGCAGGTCTTCAGTTGGTATCGGCTGATATTTGCGGTAGTCCCTCATTTTTCACCTCCTTTTTTGCTGTGCCGTTCCATGCCCATAACACACAACACAAAAACAACAAAAATAAATACATATATAAAAAACAATGGAACATTGGTTGTTTGTTTATATATGGTTGGAATTCCGGCACTTCCGCTGTGCCAACGCTTTGGCACAGATTGGCACATGTGCCGTTTTTTGATGGTGTGACCATGTTCCACTGTGTCAACCTGTGCCGTTTCCATAGGTTTCCTCTCGAAGAGATTCATCATGTTTGGAACAGCGCCCCGCCATGCCAGTTGTAGCTGCAGTGGACGCTGTTCCTTTCTAAACCAGTCGAATTTGACGGGTTTAGAATTCAGGCTCTTGTCCGCTGCCTGCGCCGAGCGCGTTGACTACCTGGTAGACCGGCTTGCCGAGGAGTCCCGCTATCTCCTGCACGTTTTTTCCGGCGGCCTGCAGTTGGGCGGCCTGCTGTCGTTCCTGCATGGTCAGGCCTGTGGGCTGGCCGATGTTGACTGGCTGGCCGTACTGCGACTGCGGTGCGTACTGTTGCGGGGCTGCGGCCTGCGGGTCGTTCATCGCGGTGTTCAAGTCGGCCGTCTTCTTCGGTATGACGACGTAGTCGTAGATTTTCGCGTCGTTGTAGCCGCGGGTCTTCGCGGGCTGGGTGCGGGCGAACGTGGCCTTCAGATGGTCTCCGACGTTCGGATGGTCGCCGACCCCGGCCTGACGGCATGCGAGGCGCAATTGGCCGATGTTGTAGCCTTTCACGTACACGCCACGGATACCGCTGTCGCCGACCCTGTTTGGGTCTTGCAGTGTGGTCTGCAAGTGGATGACGACCTGCGGCTTCGGCTTGCCGTTCGGATAATACAGTGGTTCGCCGGTGGTGAAGTCGGTTTGCTGTTCCGCGCGGATTTCGACGATTTCGCCTTCCACCGAAGTGCCGATCGGATCGTCCTTCGAGAAGGCGCTGGGCGCGCCGCCTTGCATGACGTCGTCGAGGCTTAACGTTTCGGCGGGCTGCTGCTGGTCTGACTGTGGATGGTAGCTGGCTCCGCCTTGCTGGGTGAATCCGCCACCGTAGTTATTCGTTCCGAACATTGTGTTTTTTTACCTTTCTGTTTTCCTGTAGGTGGATTCCAGCAGGCTTGTGGCCTGCCGCCATTTGTCCGGCAATGCCGGATATTGGTTTTCGTTGAGTTCGGATAGTTGTCCGAGCTGGTCGTCCGGCCAGCTGCCGCATTGGAAGCAGTGGGTCGGACTGGTTGGCAGAGCGTGTATCCACGCGTCGCGCATTTCGGTTCCATCCTCTTGTTCGATGAGGTCGAGGAGGTTGGCGATGAGTTGCGCGCGGCTGAGCGCCCACCGTCCGGGTTTCGGGTCGAAGTCGAATTCGATCGGCAGTGCGTCGGCCAGGCTGACGCTGTTCCTGGGCAGGAAGTAGATGGCGTTCCTTTTGCAGGGTTCTCCGTCGTTTTCCAATCCGATGCCGTACAGGCTCGCCTGGATGCGATATTGTTGGCTTGGACCGTTGGCTTTGACGTTGCGAATTGTGGTGGGGCCGGTGATTTTCCAGTCGATGGTCGTGTTGTTTTCCGCGTCGTACAGGTCGATGCTGCCGTGGATGCGCTGATGGCCGTGGAGTCCGTGGATTTCGCCCACGTCGACGTGTCTTTCGGCTTCGAAGCGTTTCACGGCCCATGGTTCTCCTCCATCGTCGTCCGGGACGGTGAATTCGTCCTTGCGCTTGTTGAACAGGTGTTCGAATCGTTCGTGGACGCATGTGCCGATGAATGGTAGCCATGCGGCCGACTGGCGTTTCTCCCATCCGGCGAGTCTGGCGGCGAGGCAGTGTAGGCAGTCGGTGCCGAGTTCCGATGGTCCGATTTCCTTTTGCAGGCTTCTTGGCTGGTTGGTGATGTGGTCTTCGATGATGCCGCGGATTTCCGTCCACTCCGTCGACTCCACCGTGGGTGCCGGCGTCGTTTCCGGTATGGTCTGGTTTGCGGCCATGACGGCCTCGAGGTCGAGTTCGCTGGCCATTTTCATGCCTCGCATTTCACGTCGAATAGGTAGCGGTACAGGATGTCGGCAAAAGCGTCGAGGTCGTCCGCGTCGAGGAGATACACGTTCTCGCTTAAGGACTTGTCGTAGGCGTCCAGCGCGTTGTTCAATGCGTGGTTGAAGTGTTGTCTGATGATCTTGTCGCCCATCATTCGACCACCAGGCTTGCCGCGCCGACTTTCACGCAATCCTGCAAGGCGTTTTCGCCGACCTGTTTGATGATCGTGGATAATGCTTTTGGTTTGATCTGGTAGCAGTCGGCGTACTGTTGCACAGGAAAACGCCGTTCGAATGCTCCAGCATCGAGATTGCGTTTGCCTTTCCGGATTTTCACGGTCAACGGTCCGGCAGCGTATTCGCCGGGCTCGCGGTTCTCCATGAGTTCGGCTTTCAATCCGTCGGCTTCTTCCTGCAGGTCGGCGATGCGGCTTTTCAGTTCCACGTACCGTTTGGCCAATGTTTCGAGATTCTGCGCGCTCATTTGCTTGTTCCTTTCACGATGATGCTGGTTTTGGTGGGGATGACGCTGGTCTGGTGGTGCGGGTAGGAGCGTCGGTGCGTTTCCACGACGTCGAACGCGGGCATGGTTCGCATGGCCGGCCCCAATGGTCCGCACGTGCGGCAGTACGGCATGTGTCCCCTCTGCTTGCTCATTCCACGTCCTCCACTGTCGATTGCGTCATGCCGTCGTCTTCGGTGGCGGGATTCGTTTCCTCGCACCGTCGGCTGATGATCACGGTGTCGCAGGTCCTTGGATTGCGTAGGAGCCGGCTGATGGCCGCGCCTTCCTTGACGACGTTCTGGCAAATGTCGATGCATTTCGCGACAGTTCCGGCAGGCGTGCCCATCAGACCCTTCTTTTCGATGGTCTGGTCCGCTTTGTCGATGAATGCCGCGGCTGCGTCGCCGATTTTGCTGGCCGCCGGGTAGAGGCTCGCGAGGTCGGCGCTCATGTCCTCGTCATCGATGAGGGTCTGCACAACGTATTCACTGGTGTTTTTCATGGTGTTTTCTCCTATCTGGGTATGTATTCCTGTTTGAAATAGATGCTTGCCTGTGTGTGTGGCGTGTATGGCTGGCCGTGCCATGTGAGCGGATCGCCGCTTTTCCGTTTGCGCGGCCTGCCGTGCGCGCCAAGCACGTACTGGTCGGGACGGTGCACGTGCACGCTGGCTTCGATGATCTGCCGGTCGTCCATGTAGGCGACGCCGTTCAACGCGTCGGTGAACAGTTTCGCCAGATTGTCCCAATCGCGTCCGCGCCGTGTTGCCGTCCAGAATGTGAGCGTCAGGCAGACTGGCCCTTCGTAGGGTGGCAGGCGGGGATACTGGTTGCGCCATTCCGAGTACACGCGGTTCTCGGCCTCCCGCGTCCGCGTCGGGGTGATGCCGTGTCCCTGGTAGACGCGTGGACGACCTTTCGACTGCGGGTCGCCAGGCACGGTGAGCTCGCACACCATTGGCCATTCCGGCAGGCTTAATGTTTCGAGACTCAATCCAGGTCACTCCAATCGGGTGTTCTGCCGGTGGTGAGGAAGCCTCCGCGTCGGGTCCGCGCGTTGACGAGCAATCCCATGCCGGCGAGCCTGTGCACGTCGCCCATCACGGTGCTCCGGGGGATGTTGAGCCGTAAGGCCACCTTGTGGCTGCTGGGCGTCACCCCTTCCATCTGCAGTGCGATGATCGTCTCGTACACGCGTTGGATGCGTGGCTTCACGCGGATGTCACGCCGGGTGCGGCGTCTCATCCGCGTGATGTACTCGCGTTCGTCGTGGAGGAGCCGGTCGAGGTCGATGCCGGTCTCCTGGCTCCATGTCTTCGGCGAAGCGTGGTGGCCGTGGCTTCGGGATGCGCCGTAGCGGATGCTGCCACGGTTGACCGGAGCGTACTTCGCGTGCAGTTGGAGGCTGGTCGCGCCGCTAGGCATCACTGTCCTCCTCCATGCCGTCGTCCCTGGACGCGAACCGCACCACCAGCCACAACGCGGTGGCGAGATACACGCCCTCGACCACAAGCGCGCCCACAAGGCTACCGCCATGCCAGGTGAGCATGAGCGTCACGCTGGCGACGAGGCCGACGACCGCGAGCAGGAACTTGACCCTGCGCAGCGGATAGTTCGGCCGTTTCGCCTCGCGTTCCTTCCGGTCCTCGATACGGAAATCGTTGTCGGTCATCTGGTGCCTCCCGTTTCGTTGTGGAGTTGGTAGTCGAATGTCTCAAGCTCGCCCGCGGTGATGGATGCGAGCGTGCAGGCGCCGTCGGGCAGGAGTTCCACGAGTTGGGCCCCGCCTTTCGGACTGATGCGAACCGCGTATCCGCTCATGCCAAGCATGACGATGCTCGCCTTCGGCGGTTCGGGTGGCGTCAGCAGCGTTTCCGCGTCGATTCTCCTGAGTGTCATCACAGCTCCTTGTTGATCGTGTCGACGATGAGATCCACGATTCCGGTGACGTCAAGGTCGACGTAGCCGACGATGTGGCCGAGAGGCCTCATGGCCTTAGCATCCCCATCCGCGAACGCGTGGACCAGTTCGCCCCGTGTCTCGAATTCGTCGAAGATGGCCTGCACGCAGGCCTTGCGAATCGTTTTCATGCCTATTCCTCCTCGTATTCGGTCGTGCACTGGTACAGGTGGTCGCGGAAGTATTCGATCATCGGCTCCTTCGGGTACATGACGGTCCTTCCGACCTTCACGAATTTCGGGCCGATGCCGTCGCTTCTCCAGTGCGCGAGCGTGCTTTCCTTGATGCCGCAGCGGTCGGCAATGTCCTTCGTCGTGTTCATCGGCTTCAAAGCAGCCGCCAACGACGCGAATGCCCCATCGTCTTCCATCACGCGCCTCCTTCGTGGCTAGAATCGGTTCTATGGATTGGTCCAACATCGTCAGTCTTGCGTTCTCCGCCATCGGCTGCGTCACCGGGTGCGCCGCCCTCGTCCAGACGCATAACGCCAACAAGATCGCGGAGAAGTCCCTCGGCGTCGGCGAGGAAGCCAACATGCTTTCCTCCGAATCCAACGGCCTGTCGTCCGACGCGAACCAGATAGGTGAGAACGCGAACCTTATCGCCGGTCGGAGCGTCGAGGTTACTTCCGATCAGCGAACGTACGAGTGGGCCGCCCAGTTTGACGCCAAAACAGGAGTCATGGCCGTAATTAACGACTGCGGCTTCAGCGCAAGTGACGTTCGAGTCGTCGTCCGCATGGAAGACGAGACCATAGGAGACGTTCATGCCGATGACGTTGCTGGCTTCAAGCAGGTCGAGTTCGAACTCCCTCTCGTATGCGAGAAGCTTCGCGAAGAGACTGCAAAGAGAAGCGAGTTCGTCATCGGTCCGGTATTCGTCCGTCTTGACATCTACGTGTCCTGGATCACGAATCTCGGAATGCATCGGAGCATCCATTCCAAGCAGGGCTTCAGCTACACGAAGCGAAAGAAGATCCTCTCCTGACATCACGCGCCTCCTTTGCGTGTGTGATGCCGGGCGGCGTTAGGAGAACCGCCCGGCCCTCTCCTAAACTCGGTGTCATCCCGCATTTCCGACGTGCGGGCCGAACAGTTAGGAGAAGAATCATGCTCACACAGCGACAGGCACTCGAAGAGGCGAGAGGAAACATCGCCTGCGGAACCAGCATCGCCGCGCGAATCAAGGAGACCTCGCAGAATCCCGAGATTCGGGAACTCGCGAAGGCTGTCTATTTCATCGGATTCGGCAGCCAGCAGATCGTCAACGCCTTCACCGACTCCGGCAGGATAAAGGATCTCTAGAAGGAAACGGCAGACGGCTTCCATCTGTCCAAGCACGGCGGCGGCAGCGGCGGCCTCCCTCAACTGCTCGAGGCCTCTGCCGCCGATCGACGACATGGCGAAGGTCGAATCAATGAGGTCGACGCTTGTCTTCGGCTGCGTCGCGGTGATGAGACGGTTCCTCAAATCATCGAACGCGGAGAGCATTGCCCTTTGCATGTTCTTGTCCATCACGCACCCGCTTCCAACGTCGGCTTGAGGAACAGGTTGGTGAAGTACGTCTGCCCCTTGCCGGTGACCTTCGGGGTCTTGTTGATCGTGGTGTGTCCGTCGGCGTGCGTGACGGTCGTCTCCTTGATCTCGAACAGTCCGAGGTCCATGCTTTTCTGTGTCGGCATGTTCCAGCTGGAGCCCTTGGCTTTGATGAGCCATCCGTGTTCTCGCAGCCACGCGAACAGGCGCTTCTGGCCGATGTCGACGCCGTTGCCTTTCAGGATCTTCGCAAGGTCGCCCACGAGGATGGACGTTTTGGCGCTTTCGACCGCATTGGCGAACAGTACCTTGCCTTCCTGCGCCTTGAGTTGCCGCGCCTGTTCGTCGACTTTGGATTGCAGCCATTTCAGGCTGGCGAGCGCCATCTGTTCGGGTGTCATCCGTTCCTGGACGGCCATGTACCCGCCATGCCTGCGAATCGAAGGCAGCACCTCGTCGTACACCCATTTCTCGAAGCGCTCCGCCGCGGGGAGCTTGCTGGACGTGATGAGCCGGTACAAGTCACCCTCGGAAATAAATCTGACCTGCTGGATTCCGCCCGCCGTCTCAAGGGGTTTCCGAATCGGGAACCCCTTGCAGTGGTTGATTACGGCCTTAGCAGGGTTTGCATAGCCGAGCACTTGAGCAACGTCAGTACCGCAGAAGAGCGGATTGCCGTTCTCGTCCTGCGCGGTGCGCACCTTGTTGCCTTCGAATTCGAGGGATTGGATTTCGTTGTTCATGCCGCTAGCCCCTTGCTTTCCCTAGTCTCCACTGTGTTTGCGTTCAGCCATTCCTCGATGTCACTTGTGCGATACAGCACCGTGCGTGGTGTCGCCTGGATAAAGCGCGGCCCGCGGTGCTGATATCGAAGCTGGCTGAGGTGGTTGCGTTTGATGCCGTACTTCGCTTCGACCTGCGTCGGCGTCAGCGTCAGGCATTCACTGGCCGTCATGTCCCGTTCCTTTCATTTTTCACAAGTTCGAACTTTTCGAACCTGAGACATAAATTAGCACAAGTTTGAGTTATTGCAACTTGTGAACATTATCGGCGTGTCACGTTATAAAATTTGAAACATGAGAATTAATAAAGCAGTCGCAGAGACATTGAAGACATGGCGGCATACTTCGAGGCTTACATTGGATCGCGTGGCCACAGAAGCCGTCAGTCAAGGTGGAACATGGTCAAGCTCCACCGTCGCCAGTCTTGAGAAAGGGATAGCGGCCGGATCGCTTGAAAACATGATCATCCTTGCCAAAACGATCAGCGCCATCAACAACAAGCCATTCTACCTGTCAGACCTATTCCCAGGCGAAGGAGATATAGAGCTATCCGACAAGCTAAAGATAAGCAGAAACGACCTCCGCTCCATCCTCAGTGGACACCACGTCGACGTCGAGCGCGAAAGTATCGTAGAGCAGCTTACGGTTGAATTCATCAATCGAAAGATTGCTTCGGGGCTTCCTTCATACTTTGCCGACCTATCAATGAAGGTCATCGACATCGCATCCTCGATTTATACCGGAGAAATCAAGACGCATCAACCCACACTGGCCGAGGAACGCGCGGCAAAGAAGCTCAATATCACACCACTGGCAGTCGCCGCGTTTTGCATGCTCGAATATGACGGACGCACATTAGACGAAGAAGCCACGAATCGAGCTGGCAAACATTCATCGCCACAGAAGCGCGGCCGTGCTACAAGAACTATCCTGGAGGAGCTTGACACGCTGATTGACCACATCACCAATACCGGTGAGATGCCGGCAAAATGGGCTCCCGACTATTGCAACTTGCCGCCCCAGGAGCTTGCGGCCAACACTGACAGGAACCGTGATCTGGAGGCGGAGACTCCGGATGAGTGATGTGTTCCGCGGCTTTGCGAAAAACTACTATTATACACCTTTTTCAAATTATTAAAAATGACCGAATTCGACCACTTTTACGGTGGATAAGTCAAAATCGTTGAAAGGACAACGAAATGCCGGTGGAAAAGTCATCAAGAATCCATGCAAAAGATGTCGACGTGACCATTCACGCCGTCAACGGCGAAGACTACATCAGTCTCACCGATCTCGCCAGACACAGCAGTGACAGGACAGGCGAAGTCATCCGACGATGGCTGCGCCTATCGGACACCATCTCATTCCTCAGCACATGGGAGAAAATATCGAATCCAAAGTTCGACAGCGATGCGGCCGCAGCGATCTTGGCCCAATCCGGCCGTAACATCTTCTCCCTGTCCGCATCGGAATGGATAAGCAAAACCAATGCCATCGGAATCCGTTCGGAACGCGGACGTTCCGGAGGGACATACGCCCACAAGGACATCGCATTCGCTTTCGCATCATGGATAAGCCCGGAATTCCACCTGTTCGTCATCAAGGACTACCAACGCCTCAAAGACGCCGAAGCACAACGAACCGGAATCGAATGGCACGCAAGGCGAGAACTCACCAAGACGAACTACCGTCTCCACACCGACGCAGTGAAGGAATCACTCCAAGGCAAGGACCTGTCCAAGTTCAGGGAACGTATCGAATACGCGTCAGAAGCGGACGTCATCAACCTCGCCGTATTTGGAATGAAAGCGGCGACATGGAAGACGAATCACCCCGGATGGAAGGGGAACATGCGCGACTACGCCACTGTCAGAGACCTGGTCATACTCCAGAACATCGAGGCTCTGAGCGCCGCGTACATATCGCAGGGGTACAGCAAAATCGAACGCTTCGAGATGCTCAAGAACGAGGCCGACAGGCAAAGGGAAAGCCTCAAGGACGACGTGCCATCGATAGAACGTCTGCGGAACATCATCGAGTCCACGGAAGAGATCAGGGAAACGAATCGACCTGAAATCGAAACGCCGGACGAATAGCGGAACCCGTTAGGAAAACCGGCCGAAACAGGAAAAAGAGAAGGGAAACATCGACGGTAACGATCGAATCACTGAGACGACAGGCCATGCTGATGCGTATCCGCATCATCGAGGACACGCTCCCACAGGGCGTCTGTGGATACTGGCACGACGCCAGCCGCACCATATGGCTCCACGACAAGCTCAACAGCAGGCAACGCCTATGCA